TTCCAGCATCGAAGGCGCTTCCGTCCTCTACAACATCACCCTGTAAGAACGGAGGATAATCACAATGCCTCAGTTTGAACAGATTGCAAGTCGCGGTCAGATTGTCCCTGTACTGTTCGTGCAGGATAACGTCGCCGCCTCCCAGACTGACGTTCAACTCAACATTCAGGAAGTCGCTTCCGCAGCGGCCCTACTGATTGACGGGTTGAGCATGCCTTGGGCAGGTTCGGTTGTCGGTATCTCGGTCAACCTTTCCGCTGCTGCTACTGCTGGTTCGCTGGCTGTAGGCGTGACCCTCGACGGTACCGAGCAATCGGCTACCACCCAGACCATCACCACGGCAACCGCCGCTACCGCTGTCTTCGGACAGGATAGCGTCAGGTTCGCTGCTGGTGCAAAGCTGGGCGTCGAGATCACGACTGCCGCTGGTTGGGACGCTACTACCGCTGACCTCGCGGTTGTGGTGTACGTCCTTCTGGACTGTCAGCAGGTCTAAGGGTAAACAACGTGGAAGGGGGTGGGGTGGTTTCCGCCCTGCCCCCCGACATTAACTATCAGGAGATTTATCAATGGATGCACCATCGCTAGGTGGAATGCGAGTCGTAGAGGCGCACCCTCGCGCCCAGCGTACAGGTAGCTTTGAAGGCAACGCTTTCGTTACCTACTGGGTAAAGGGTGATCCTGTAAACAATCTTGCCACGGGTTACGAGGACTATACGGGCTGGATGCGTAATGCCACCGTGTACGTCGCGCAGTCTGCTGGTTCGGGTAACAACGGCGGCAACTACCTTCTAATCCAACTTCAGGGTCGTCACGATTCCAGCGATCCTTGGGTTACCTATACCTTTGCCAACTCAGGCGAAATCAAGATCACCACTAATGCCGCTACCGGATATTATGCCCGTGTAGAAGGCCCGCTCATGCCGGAACTCCGTATCATCGGTACCGAGACTGGCGTGGCAGACGCAACATTCGCCGTACACGTTTATCTGGAGGCTTAACACCATGCTTAAGTGCGTTAGCAAGTACAGTTCTTCCCTCGGCGCTTTCGCCGCTGGGGATATCATCGAAGACCCCAAGCTGGAGGCTCAGCTTGTTGTTGACAGCGAGGGTTCCTTCGTTGTCGTCGAATCAAGGGAAGCCGCCGAAGCCGTGGAAGTCCGTCAGGCAGCTATCGTCGAGGCCAAGCCCCTTCGCAAGCGTCGAATCCTGTCCAGCGAGGACTAGGTAATGGCAATTACCAACGGATATGCAACCCTATCAGAAGCCAAGGCCAGACTGGGAATACCTGTTGCTGATACTGGCGATGATAGCATTATCGAGAATATCGTTGAAGCTGCATCCCGACAAATCGACAAGTTCTGCAATAGGCAGTTCTACCAGAACGTCGGGCAAGCCCGGTACTACACCGCAGCTAGCGACGTACTTGTATTCATCGATGATTGTGTATCCATCAGTGCCGTTGCTACCGACAGGAATCTGGACAGGACGTGGAGTACGGTTGTTGCCGTAAGCGATACCGAACTGGCCCCGCTCAACGCTAGCGTACTAAACTTCCCCTACACCGAACTTCGTATGAAGCCACTGGCCAGCAACGAGTTCGACCTTGGTCTTGACCTCATAAAGATTACGGGGACGTGGGGCTGGCCTGCCGTACCTGATGCCGTCAACGAGGCTTGTCTGCTACTCACGTCGAGGTTATTCCGCCGCAAGGATTCGCCCTTCGGTGTGACTGGTGGTGGTGAGGTTGGCAACCAGATTGCTATCAGCGGTGTTGACCCCGATATCCAGAACCTACTGGCACCCTACCGCAAGATCGGATTGATTGACCTAGTTTAATGGATAACTTCACGCTGAAAGAACAAGGGCTGGAAAGGCTGGCTAATAAGCTACGTCTTCAGCGCCCTACTTTCGACGTGTTGAAGCGGTATGTCGTTACGTCAGGCGAGGCTGTTGCAGGCGGCGCTAGGACGCTGGCACCCGTCAACAATGGTCCTTTGCGGGCATCGATCAACGCGCAGGTTATTCAAGACCCCACCAAGGTTTATGTCGAATCATCGGTAGGGTCCAACTTGTCCTACACGCCTTATATGGAATACGGCACGGGTCTTGTACACGACCATCCTAACTGGGGTCGCAAGCGTCACGTCCTGTCCTACAAGGCGCTGATGGGTTGGGCCAGAAATAAACTGGGCGGTGGTAGCGAGAGGCAGGTAACAGCCTTTGCTATTGCAGTTGCCAAGAAGATCATGAAGCGTGGTGGCTTGTTGCCTAGACGATTCCTGCGTGGGTCGCTTGAACGACTTGAGCCTAGAATCACCGCCGACGCCCAGCGGCTTGTTGCCGATATCAAGCGAGAGGCTGGATTGGAATAATGGTTATTGGAACTGTCAGGACAGCGCTAAAGACGGCGCTGGATACAATCTCGGGACTACGTTGTTACGACGTGTTTCCTGACTCGTTAAGCCCTCCAGCAGCTATCGTGGGTATGCCGACAAGCGTGGCATACGACACCGTGCTGATGAGGCATGCCGATACTGCTACTTTCCCGATTAGGATTCTGGTTGGTAAAGCTACGGATGCAGCGGCACAACGGCGTTTAGATATTTATTTAGCATCTAGTGGTAGTGATAGTGTCAAGGAAGTCCTTGAAACTGCTAACCCTGGGTCTGACTATAACGTACTTCGTGTATTGAGCGCCCAAGGCATGGGTGTTTACACTTATAATGGCATCGACTACTTGGGAGTCGAGTTCACCGTGGAGGTGGTAGGCTAATGGCTCGTAAGAAGAAGTGGGTCGCAATCGGCGGGTGGTCCTACGGGGATCAGTTTGGCCTTGCTGGTGATGTGATCCCTGATGAGCTTGTCAAGCACTTCCAGTGGGCGATTGAGAGCGGGGAGGTTGTGGAAGCTCCTGACGCTCCTCCTGTAGTCGATGCCGCAATCGATTCAGAAGTCGTTGATATTCCGGTTATTGTAGACGAGCCTACCGAATCACAGGGGGAATAATAAATGGCCTTTATTCGTGGCGGTAGCGCCAAGGTTCTTGTAGGTGGGTTTGACCTCACCTCGTTTCTAAACAACGCCAGCGTTAGTGTTGACACTGCGCTTGCGGAAGCCACGGTATTCGGGGATGTAAACCGCGACTACCAACGTGGTGGTCCTTTGACTGCCAGCGTCACCTGTTCGGGGTTTGCCGATGTTGACAGCGCCAGCGGTTCGGAACAAATCCTTGCCCGTATCCTTGATACCGAGTCAACGACCTTCGACACGACTTGGGGCTATATGCCCATCACCATCGCCTACAAGGGCAATACTGACGGCAACAACTGTTTCGTCGGGACGGTCCTGAGCGGGTCTTATGAGATTGCCCCCGAGGTCACGTCGCTTATGCCTATCGCCGCTACCTTCGTGGTCGGCGAGTCCCGCAAGGTTGCAGCAGCGGTTCCTACCACGGGTGAGGAAGGTGGGTTCGGTGTTCGTGGTGTCCTACTGGCGGCACAGGCTAACGTGCCTACCGTCGCAGGTATCTTCGGTACGGAGCATAACAACGGCGGTTCCAGTTCCAACGGTGCAATCTTCAATCTTCATCTGACGACTGCCGCAACCTCCGCATCAATCAGGGTGGAGCATTCCACCATGTCAGGCTCGGGGTTCACTACCCTGTGTACGTTCTCGACAACTGCCTCGGCAGTACGGGGACAATCGGTGTTTGTTTCTGGAACAATCAACCAGTATGTGCGGGCTTTCGTGGTATCGGCTTCCGGTACTAACGTGGCCGCAGTTTCGTATGTCAGGCTGTAGGCCCGTCTAGTTAAACCCGAGGAGGTTACCCAATGGCATTTATCAGAGGTTCAAAGGCAACTTTCACCCTAAACGCGGTGGACTTGTCTGAATTCATCAATAGCTTCTCAATGAGCCGCGAAGCTCAGAATATCGATATCACCAGCTTGTCCGACACCTACCAAGAGAATCAGCAGAACTTGAAGGGTTCCACAATCACCATCAGCGGTTTCTACGATGATTCCGCCTCGAATACCCCCGACAGCGTTATCTCAGCGATGATTTCTGCCGACACCAACGCTACTTGGTCGATTGCCTACATCGGTTCGGCTACCCGTACCTACAGCGGTTCTTGCCGTGTTGCTTCCTACGAAGTCACCGCAGCTATCGATAACCTTATGGCTTTCTCTTGCACCCTCAACGTGACCACAGCGGTCAGCATCGCCTAGTAACGGAGGGATATCCATATGGCATTCGTAAGAGGCGGCGTCGGTTCACTTACCCTTGTAAGGCCCGGCCCGGTTACCGTTTCCTTCAGCAACCTACAGAACGTCTCGCTCAGCGTTGACACTGGCTTGGTTGACGCTACCGTCCTGTCCGATCAGAACTACGATTATCAGGGCACCATCATCAACGGGCAGATCACTGTATCGGGCTTCTTCGATGATACCTCGGTTGGCGCTACCGCAGGTCAGGACTACAACGTCCACCTGATGATGGAGAATGCTGAACTCGTCAACTGGAAGCTCGCGCTAAACGGTGGTGCTACCCGGTTCTACCAGAACAGCGGTTACAGCACTGGCTCACCTTCTACCGCTCACGGTTGTAAGATTGTGTCTTACGAACTCGGCGGGGATGTTGGCGGGCTTATGGCTTTCTCGATGGTCCTACAACTCCACGGTGAGTGGAGCCGCACCTAAACCTTATTCGCAAGGAGAATAACACCATGGATGCTAAACTCAAGGCGCTTCTCGCCCCCAAGACCAGCGTGGTCGAACTGGGCGAAGATGTTAAAGTCGTCATCAAGGAACTGTCCCTTCGTGAGCGTATCAAGTGGCGTGTTGACTGCATCGACGCTGACGGCAACCTGAAGCCCGAGTGGATGCAGCACCTCCTCCATGTCGGCGTCCTTCACGAGTCTGGTGCACCCGTGTGGGCTTCGCCTGAGGAAGTCGATGGTTCCGAAACTGTCTTGGCTGACCTGCTCAAGAAGGTGCAGGAAGTCAACAAGATGACTGGCGATGCTGTTGAGGAAGCAGCGGGAAACTAGAAGACTTCCCCGAGTTGCGTGTAGCCATGAGGTTGTGCCGCGACCTCGGCTACACCCTCGGGGAACTACTAGACAAGATGACAAGCGCTGAGTTCGTCCTGTGGGGCGCACTGTTCAAGCGTGAGGCGATGGAAGAAGCGGAGCGGCAAGTACGGGCTAAGGCGCAGTCAAAGGCGGCTAGGAGATAACCAGTGACCGAGAGAATCGACGTAAAGATTACGGCTGACGGCTCCGGTCTTGTCAGGGCAGGCAAGGAAGCCGAGAAAGCCGTCAAGCAGCTTGGTACTACCATTGATCAGGCTGGGCGGGATAGCCGTAACGCTTTCCGTGGTGTAGCTGATAGCGCTAGGCGTATCGGGTTTACGGAAGCTACAAAGGATGCCCGTGACCTTGGTTCGGCTATCAACAATATCGGCAAGAACCTCGGATCGATCCGTGGAGCCAAGGTTGACCTGTCTGCCACGCTAAATACGGGTGGACTGGAAGAAGCTGCCAAGGCAATACAGAACCTTGGTAAGGGCGCAGGCGCTTTCAGTGTGGCCATGAAGGGCGGTAGTTCCTCGGCTACCGCAACGGCAACTGCCATAATGGACACCTCTAAGGCGATGCAAGAATTGACCCTAACTCAACAAGCATCCACTCAGAATTCGATTCTACACACCGCCGCTATCTTAGGGTCTGCGGGAGCCACATTCTTGTCGGCTAGGGCAACTGGTTCATTCCAAGAGAGTCTTGCGGCTACACTTGTAGAACAGCAAAGGGCTATTGAATTAACTACTCAACTTGAAGCAGCAAAGGCTAGGCTCGCATTGGCTACGCAGGCTGAGTTGAAAGCATTGGAAGAAGAGAATAAAGCGCAAGAAAGATTCGACGCTAGTCGGAGTACTTC